TAGGACAATATGATGGTGTTGTAAATGAGGCCGTACGAAATGTATATAAATTGGATGCATTGTTGTATGTTGGATCATTGGTCAAGGATTCCAGGCCACAATGCGAAAGATGGGTTAACTACATGGAAAATGGCAAATTAGGTTTAATTTTGTTTGATCAATTGCAAGATGAAATTGATTGGGCATTATTTAATGGTACCGGATTTATTCCGGAAACGACACCGGAAAATTTTTGCCAAAACCGTGGTGGATATAATTGTCGACATACATGTTATCCGGTACGTAATCCGAATAAGATAACAGAAAAAGGAAATGTAAAAGAAAATGTTGATCCGGTGATCAGTAAAAAGGATCAACAAAAAGCAATAAAAGAATTAAAAAAATAATTTATGTTACTCATAAAAGCGTTAAACAAGGAATCAAAATTGATTGAGGAATTCAAACCGGATCAATGGTTTAATGCAATGCAATCCGAAAATTATCAATATGTTGGTACAATATATAAATCGGATGATGTTGTATTGCAATCAAAAACGACACAATCATTACCATCAACAACGGTAAAACGTGGTTGTGGATGTGGTAAAAAGAAATAAAACATGACATTTATAACCGTTAAAATAAGTGGTGTTGTAAGGAACAATGAATTGTTTGATGATTCGGATTCATTCGACAAATGGTTGTATTGTACAATAAATACCAAAAAAATTGAATATATTTATGATTGCCAGGATGGAACATCAAACATGCAAATGGATTCCGGTGATATTTTAAATATATTATTACCGTTCAATATACTTTCAAATTTAATACACAATAATAATTAAAATCAAAATTATGGAATTTTTAAAAACAGTCGTTGAAAAATTAGGAATCGACAATGAAATGTTGTCAAAAATTGAAGCCGGTGAATTACAAGTTGATGATGTTGTCACGAGTTATGTAAGCCAGGTTGAAAAAAGCGTTTCGGATCGTATTGCAAAACAGATCGAGGAACAAAAGAAAACGGAATTGTTTGGTGCGGCATATGCTAAAACAGAAAAACAATTGGCTGATGAATTTGGTGTTGATCTTTCAAAATATGAATCCATTGATAAACGTGATAGATACAAATCCATTATCAAAGATTTGAAACAATCACAAATCGAAATGGTGGAAAATCTTAAAAAAGAATATTCATCGGTTGATGCACAAAGGTTACAACAAGTGACACAACAATTGGAATTGGCCAATGCGAAGTTGAATGAAAAGGATCATGAAATGCAAAAAAAACTAATTGAAAAGGATCAACAATTTAACGATTTTAAAAAAAATCTGCAAATTGATGGTATCCGGAATAAATTGGTTGAATCAATAAAAAATCCGAGATTGAATCCAAAGGAAATGAGAGCCGTTTTTGATGCTGAAGTACGTGAAAATGGATTTACTTTTGAAATGGATGCCGATGGCAATATTTGGGTAAATAAAGATAATAACAGAGTAAAACATCCACAAAAAGCAACCGAAAATTTAAAATATGAAACGTTATTCGAAATCGTTTCAACCGAAAATAATTTTACACGACAATCGAATGCATCAGAGCCACAAAAATTTGTTTTCAATGATGAAAAATCAAAAGATGGTGTTCATCCGGCACGATTAAAATATTTGCAAGAAAGGAATTTAATATAAAAATAAAAACCGGTTACAATTAGTTACCGGTTTTTTTTTCGCCAAAAAGTATATGAAAAAAATTGCAATACAAAGTTAGTTATAAGTAAACAATTTACGTAATCCTTTAATCTGTTTTTCAGTCATGGTGATCAATAAAGCATCCGGATATTGTTTTAAATATGTCTGATGTGAAATAATTTGCTCTTGTTTTGTTTCATAAACATAAACAATTCGTGATCTCATTCGATTGTTAACAACAACCAGGTCAATCATTGCCGTATCATTTGGAACCATATCCGGTTTGATTAGATGTGGATTTTCGGTTGACATAATTTGAACGGCATAATAAATTTTATCGGATTGTGTTTGGCCAAATAAAATTGTTGATGTGATCAGAGCAAAAAATAAAAATAGATTTTTCATGTTGTGTTGTTTTTAAAGTGGTTTAATAATATAATTTTTAACTACAAATTCAATGGTGTAAAATTCATAAATGGTTCCCCATATAACACGAAATGATTCCAAATGTGATTCATAACGTGCAATATTCCATTCCGAATATTTATCATTTTTGATGAAATAAAATTCATTGTCAATCAATAAATTGTTTTCATGCATCTGTTTTCCGGACAAAATTTCCATGTGTTGTGTTGATGTTTGATAAAAAAAAATTATGCGTTACTGTCGCATCCCAGGTATTTTTAAAATTGTTTTATTGAAATAATTTCTTTAAGCATAAAATCACTTCGTTTTAATTCACCATTTGTATCTATAAATTCACAAAAAACAATTGATCCGCAAAATTGAATGATATCAATCCATTTTCCATTAAGATTTTGATAATTTGATTTTGTTTGAATTAATGCTTTCATAATCGTGTATGTGTTTTGTTTGTATGTTAATGATGTATCAAAGATAATATTGTTTTTTAATTGTGCAAAATATAATGTAAATATTTTATAAAATATTTTTAACTATATGTGTATATCTTTGATAAATATTACCTATCTCACCAAAAATGGCGTTAATTACGCAGAAAAAATTTCGTTTAAGGATACGAAGTCAATCCTTTGAGTTAAAATATTTTTCTAAAAAATCATAATTTTTATATAATGAGTTCTATAAAATTAGCAGATGCATGGAAAATTATTGATCTAACATTGAACAATAATTCCGGCATGAGATCAATGCCATCTCCAAATATTGGTTTGTTACAATTATTAACATCAGCGGCAAATCGTGCGGCATCACGTGTTAAATTGGGTAATGTCCAAGCAATTGAACAAGGTGATGGTAAAGTTTACAAAGTTGCAAGAAGATTTTTTCCTCGTTTAGGCCAAACATCGGTTACCGAAGTTGAATATTGTCCAACGGCCGGTGATTCAATCAAACCGTTGTATGATGAAGTTGAAATCAAATTCAAAACGATTTCACGTAAAATGAAAATCGATGATGAATTGATGCGTTGTATCAAAGAATCGAGAACCGATTATCAAAATGCATACACAACAGAGGTATTAAGAAACCACATTAACAAATTAGGTCAAGAAGTATCATATGCCGTTGCAAATGGTTCATTCATTGGTAATTTTGTAAAATGTGACTGTGTAACACCACCGGTAACATGCAAAGATTTACCATTATTTTTATCAACCGGTTTGGGTATTAATCCGGTTGGTGAATCAATTTTGGATTCCGATCGTAAACAAGCCGAAATCGAGCAACAATTGGTTTTGGTTGGTGGAACATTATTAGATCAATATCGTAAAGCACGACAAATTGCATCCGGTAATGACAATGGATATGATGCATCATTGTTGGACATTACACGTTCAATCTATTATGATACACATATTCCAACGGCAATGGGTAACACCAACAAAGTGATTGCAATGGCACCAGGTGCGTTACAATTGGTTACATATGCCAAAAACCAGGGTCAATTCCAATATGAATTTGAGGATCAAATGCGTACAACCGTTGTGGATCCATGGTTAGGTTTGACACATGATGTTTACATGTCATATGTTAAATGTAATGAGGAAATCGAATTATACATCCAATTCGTTACAAATTGGGCGGTTGTTGGAATGCCAAAATGTTGGGCGGATGATGATTGTTTATTTGAAGGTGTAACCGATGTTTTCTGTTATACAGTTATCTGTGCTGATACCGGATATTGTGATATTGAACCGGCATGTGGTTTTGAATCAGAACCGGAATTAACCGATGCAGTATTATGCACAAGTGCTGATCTTTGTCCCGTAACATCTGTTGAATTGTTCACATTTGCTGATAATAACAACAATGATATTTTTGATTCCGGTGATGCGGCATTGGCAAATGTTAAGGTTAACGTTTACCAGGATTACGCACAAACAATTTTAGTTGATAGTCAAATATCAAATGTTAGTGGAAATGCAATTTTCTCTTTGGGTGCCGGTACATATTATGTTGATATCGACATGACATATGGTGCGGCCACAACGAGAGTTTTAAACATTACATTACCATGGGTATTGATCGTTGATGAAAGTGGATCAATTCTATATCCAGGATGGGTTGAAAATGGCAATTTACCATTAGGTGATTAATTTATAATAAAATGGTGGATGTGAAATATCATCCACCATTTTTAAATTTTATTTTATGAATCAGAAATTAAGTTATGCATTGCAATTGATTAAAAAATATCATATTGCATTGAATGTTGAAAAATCATCAGAAAGTACATTTGTATTTTTATTTGATTATGTTGCCGGTAAAAAACATGTTCATACTTTGAAAATTAAAAAAGCCGTGGAACGTGCAATGAGGCAACAAGATTATCCAAAAGATGTATTTTATGATCAAGGTATGTTGTACATCAAAATGGAATCAAAACCGGCATCAGAGGTAATCGAAACACAACCGGAAATTGAAACGGAAACGGAAATTGAAGTAAATGAAACCGAATCGGAAATCATTGATGCACCGAAAAAAAGAAAATCCAAAAAAATAGTTGAATAATGTTGATAACTAATACACCGGATTGTTTAGAAAATTATATTGTTTTTGCAAATGGTTGTTATGATGGTGGTGTTCCGACACCGACATCCGGATATTACATTGAAAATTTGGAAGGATTGACAATCGATAATGTTGCAATGATTTCAAATGAATTGTTGGTATCGGCAACAAAGACAATGCAAGAAAAAATGTATTTTGCATCACGTATTGTCGAAAATAGATTGAAAGCAATATTAAATTCACGTGGTATCAAATTGAATACCATTGGTGCATTATATCCGGTTTGTAGTGCATCGACATCAACAATTGGAAGTTCAATTTTACAAAAAGGAATTCGAGTATCAAAAAAATGGTTGAATTCATCACAATCACGAATTTGGGTTGATACAATTCGAATTAAATCATTGACATCCGGATTGACTACATTATATATTTATGATGGTCAATTTAATATTTTATGGTCACAAGTTCAATCATTGGTTGCCGATTACGAACATCATTTCAATGTAAAAAAACATTTCAATTCCGATGTCATATATATATTGGCTGATAATACAAATATTCAACCGTATATTTATAAATGTAATACCAATACCGGATGTACACCATGTGATAATAAATATTTAAATGTTACCGGTTATGATGGTAATGCATTATCATCAGATGGTTATTTAGGTGCATGTGTTCGATTGGATTGTGTTGATACCGATATAATTTGTCAATTTTTGGATCGTGTTGGATTGGCCGTTTTATATCAAACCGGTGTTCAATTAGCAAAGGAATGGGCATCACCAAACAACCGATTGAATATCATCAAAACACATGGTATTGAATGGGCATTAAATATGGCAACAATGTGGGAAAACGCATCGGTTGAAGCATTGGATAATGAAATTGATAATATCATTCAGATTTTGGAAACCGACAAATTTTGTTATAATTGTCAACCGAGATTGAAAATGTACGCAATGTTACCAGGATAATATGTTGATTGAAATATTGGATCGATTAGAATTATTAAAAGAAATAACAAGTGATACACGAACGGCACAACGTATTTCACAAGTTGCCGCATTCCGAGTTATTGCCGAATATAAACAACGTATTTTTACACAAGGCCTTGACACATTTGGAAATCAGATTGGATCGTATTCGACAAATCCATTTTACATCAATCCAAATAGTCCAACATTAATTGGTGTTGCAAGTTCGGGAATAAAGCCGGAAGGTAAAACCGGTAAAACAGTTTTTAAAAGTGGAAAACCACATAAAAGTAAATATTTATCCGAAGGTTATTCCGAATTACGACAATTAACCGGAAGGCAAAATGAAACCGTTGATTTGAATTTTTCCGGATCATTAGAACGTAGTGTAAAAGTAATTGAAAATGCCAATGTTGCAACCGTTACATATACTATTGATTCCGAGGCCGAAAAAATGATATGGAATGAAACACGATTTGGTACCGAAATTCACACCGTTAGTGATGATGAACGTAATGCCGGATCAGAGGCCGGACAATTAGAATTTTTAGCCATATTAGAGGAAAACGACATACAATAAAAAATGTACGCTACACAAACAATAATTGATTATATAATAAACAGTTTAAAAACTGAAATGCAATTGGCATCCGGATCAATCGTTAATGGTTCCGGATTATGCATAAAAGATATTGAAGGTAAAGTTGTTTCATTGAATGTTAATGGATCCGGTGAACGTGAATATTGTGGATTAAATGATGCATTAAACACATATTTTTATATACGTTTAAATGGTCAATATTCACAAACCAGGAAAGCATCAAACACAAAACGTGGATCATGTGGATTAGAGGCCGAAATAAGAGTACCATTGAAAATTGTAATGCAACATAAATGTGCTGATCCAAGGTTGTTAATGGATTTTTTAAATTCCAATTTATACAACATCAATTACAAAATGATTAAATGGAATTACGACATCATGAATGTTCGTTTATTTCCAGGTGTAATAAATATAATACCATGGGAAAACTATCAAAGTGAAACCGGCAAAGATCCAAAAACATTAAATAGTTTAATGCAAATAATATCGGCCGATTTTGAATTGAGATATGATTTTACATGGAATGATAAATGTGATAAATTTAAAATTTGCTAATAGATGAATTGTTGTAATTGTTGTACAAATACTATATTTTTGGGTTGTTTTGATCCATGTGGAATTGAATTTGATTTCGATTATATCATACCAATTGGTGGTGGTGGTGAATATCAATTATATTTGGAATTTGGAAGACAATATCAAAAATTTGTTGAAACATTTAATGATGGTGATTCATTGATATTTGAGTTAAATAATTTAAATGAAAATTACACATATTCCGGATATTTATTGTTACCGGATGGTACACATTTTATATTTACTGATTCATTCGGTAATACATATGATTGTTTTGAATTCATGACAAAAATCGGATCAAAAGCCGGTATAAATTTATAATATTATGACATGTTTTCCATTTGCAATAAATATTGTAAAACAAGAAAATGGTAACATTTTTATTTACAATGCTGATACCAATGATTTCGTTAAATCATTATCACCGGATATTATTAAAATTGAATGCAATGAAAATGACATTGTCAAAGTATTTATGGACAATGGTGCCGTTGAATATTTTGATCCACAAATGGTTAAAAATACACAAATTTTACCGAGTGCCGAAATACCATTTATTGGAAATTGTAATGATCTTAGTCAATTATTAGGAAATGATTTTTTCTTTGAAATTGGTTCCGGATCAAACAATATTCAAAATGTTAGTTTTACTGATTCGGCAAATTTTGATGCATTTAGTCGATTAAGAATATCAAATCCATTGACATTGTTTAATTCACAATTGACATATGATTTATGTCCATTATTGTTTGAACAAATTATAACCGGATCCGGTGCAAATATTATTCATAATTCAGTTAACAGATGTGCTGATATTACATTCACATCAACACCAAGTGGTGGAAAATCAATAATGCAATCATTTGAATATTTGCCATATCAACCAGGTAAATCACAATTGATATTTATTACATTTAATTTTAATGAGGCTATTGATAAGGTAACAAAATTTGCCGGTTATTCAGATGGTATAAATGGCATTGAATTTCAATTAAAAGGCACAGAAAAACAATTCCATTTGTATTCATCAACATCACAAGGTAATTTGACAAAATTGCAATCTGAATGGAATTTGGATAAATTAGATGGTACCGGTAAAAGTGGAATTAATTTAGATATCA